AAATCCAGGTTCAGCACCTACAAGGCAAACCTCGACTTCTACAACGGCGAGCAGTGGGCAGAGAGATCCAAGCACCGCCAGCTCGTGTTCAACTATGCCAAGATCGCCGTGGACAAGCTCACCAGCTACCTGATGCAAGGCCTCAACTTCGCCTGCGACCCCCTGGACGAATCGGAGCCGGCCAAGAGCACAGCCCGCAAAGCCGAGCAGACCGTCTACCAGGTCTACCAGGCCAACAACCTGCAGGAGCTCGACTACGAGACCGAGGTCGACGCCGCTATCCTGGGAGACGCAGCCTACAAGGTCACCTGGGACAACGTCGAGAAGCGTATCCGCATCACTTCCCCGGACGTGAACGGCCTGTATGCCTGGTGGATGGGCGATGATCTCAGCAAGGTATGGCGTGTCGCTTCCCGCTACGTCCTCACCAATGAGGAAGTGGCGCAGCTCTACCCTTCCAAGAAGCGCACCATCACCAAGAAAACAGCCACCATCACCGAGCTGTGGACAAATAAGGCTCTCGAGCTCTACCTGGACAACGACCGCATCGAGGCTAAGCCCAACCCCTACAAGTTCATTCCCTTTGTCATCTTCCCCAACCTCAGGGACCCGAAGCACTTCTGGGGCACCTCGGATATCCCCGGACTGAAGCAGTCGCAGCGGGAGCTCAACAGGGCGCTCACGCAGCTCTCACGCATCCTTGAGGTGTCAGGCAACCCCATAGCCGTACTGGAGGGGGTAGAGTCCGCTGAGGACATCAAGGTACAGCCTGGCGCCGTGTGGACGATACCCGAGGAGGCCAAGGCCTACCTGCTTGACTTACTGCAGGGCGGAGGCATCCGCCTGCACATTGATTTCATTGACATGATCTACCGGTGCCTGCACGACATCTCAGAAGCCCCCAGGGCAGCCTACGGAGGCATCGAGAGGGAGCTCTCAGGCGTAGCCCTGGAGGTGGAGCTGCAAAGCCTACTGCAGAAGGTAAGACGTAAGCGCACCATCCGCACCTCCACCTACAAGCGGAGAAACGAGATGGTGCTCAGGCTTCACCAGCAGTTCAACAGGGAGGACCTCACCCAGGTTGCCCACCGCATAATATGGGGGGCAGTACTCCCCCAGGATAAAGCCAGGGAAGCCCAGAACGAGCAGCTGCTTGTCCAGTCAGGCGTTCACTCCAGGAGGACGGCCATGGACGAGATGGGCATCCGGGACCCCGAGGCAGAGTTCCAGAAGTGGCTTGAGGAAAGAAGCCGCATCCTGGAGATGAATCAAGAATACAGATCGAAGTCTACCCGTGGCGGCGAGAGAGAGAGAAGCGTAGCTGCGGAGATGGAGATTCCCGAATAGACCAACGAACAGAAGGAGGAGTCAATGCCAAATGGCAACGAAGAAAACAACACCGACCAGACCGTCACCCAGGAAGAGTTCGACGCCCTTAAAGCCGAGCTCGAAGCCGAAAAGGCAAGGACTGAAACGGCTGTGGGGGAAGCTACGCAAGAGCTTACGCAGCGCATCGCTTCGCTTGAAGCCGATGTCCAGGCCAAAGGTGACGAAGCAGTCACGCTCAAAGCCGAAACCCAGCAGGCCAAAGAGCAGGCCCAAACCCAGGCCGGCCAGGTAGAGACCCTCACCCAGGAACGCGACGCAGCGATCGGAGAGTACCGAGCCCTGGTCGTCGCTTCCAACTCCGTGTTCTCCGACAACCTTATCCAGGGCGCCACCATCGACGAGATCAAGCTCTCGGCCGAGCACGCTGCCGCCCTGGTGGGCAAGGTTAAAGAGAGCCTGGAGAGCCAGGCGCAGGCGCTTGCCGAGCTGACCACCGTGCCGGCAGGATCACCACAGCGCCAGGCCGCCGACCTATCGGCTATGAGCACCCGCGAGAAAATCAACTACGGCCTTAACCAGGCCAGGAAGGAGCAGTAAGTATGGCCATAAGCCTACCAGAAGCAGCCAAGCTCTCCAATGACGCCCTGCTTGTGGGCGTCATAGAGGAGACCATCAAGGACTCCCCGTTGCTCCAGAGCTTGCCCTTTATCGAGATCGTGGGCAACGCTCTCACCTACAACAGGGAGGGCACCCTGCCATCCGCTGAGTGGCATGCCGTCAACGACGACTGGGTGACTTCACCCAGCCCCGACTTCAGCCAGCAAACCGCCACGCTGAAGATAGTTGGGCAGAACGCCGACGTCGACGACTACCTCAAGCAGACCAGGTCCAACATCCAGGACATCGAGGCAGCCGTAATCGAGATCACCGCCAAGGCCATCCGGCACGAGGTCGAGGAGAAGTTCATCTACGGAGACGTCTCCGCGGACGCCAACCAGTTTGACGGCCTGGTCAAGATCATCGATACCACCACCGACCCGCCAACACCTAACCCCCAGGTCGTGTCGATGGCTACGGCACAGGTCGGCGCCACCCTCACCCTGTCAAAGGTCGACGAACTCATAGACCGCATCAAGGGCGGCAAGCCCGATTTGCTGATGATGAGCCGCCGCACCAGGCGGAAGATGAACGCCCTCGCGAGGGCAGCCGGCAACAACCTTGAAGTCGGTACCGGTAAGCTGGGCGACTTCGTGCAGCTCTACAACGGCATCCCGATCGCCATAAACGACTTCATGCTCGACACCCACCAGCTCGCCGTCAGCCCCTTCGACTACGAGGACAGCCTGACGGCCGGCAGCTGCGCCAGCATGTACGCGTTCCAGTTCGGAGAGGCCGGCCTCTGTGGCCTCTCCGCCCCTGGCCTGATGCAGGTTCAACCCATCGGCGCCATGGAAACCAAGGACGCAGATCGTACCCGGATCAAGTGGTACGTCTCCCTGGCGCTGTTTAGCACCGTCAAGGCAGCCGCTTTGATCGGCATCAAGAACGACTAACGAAGTCATTAGTGAAAGGTGGCTGGTAACTAGTAACCCATCACCCATCACCAGTCACCAATCACTACGACTGAAAGGAGAATTACATGGCATTTGCAGACCCAGGGAAGAACAGGGTAATCGAAAACTCCAATGTGGGCCCAGAAGCCCCGACCGTGACCCTTGCCGGCGCATGTCTCAGGGGCGACGTCCTGGGCTACAGCTCAGGATGGAAGCGAGCTCTGGCCACCGTAGGCACGGCCATCCACGGACGCCTGGTTGCCCTGTCAGACGGCGCCGTGGGGGACGTCATAGCCGTATCCCCCAACCCCGTGGTCAGCGGCTACACCGGAGCCACCGCGGGGAACTACGTCTACGTGGCAGAAGGCACCGACAACGGCCAGATCACCGAGACAGCACCCACCACACAGGGCGACGTTGACGACATCATCGGCGTCGCCCTGTCCGCGACCAAGGTGCTGTTTTTCCTGAACGCCCGCGTTGACCACGTGCACGCCTAAGAGAACACAGGAGGCCTGGGGCCTACCCAACCCCAGGGCAACCTCCTCGTTATCGGGGGGAAGGCTGTCACCTCCCGCCTTCCCCCCACCATCCACTCCCCTCTCCCTCGACGGGAGAGGGAAAGGGTGAGGGTGAAAGGAGCGAAGCGATTATGGATTTAGCCACAATGACAACAGCAGTCAGGCGAGACCTCCACGACGAGGACGCCGCCAACTACCGGTGGACAGACGACGAGCTCCACCGGCACATAGACCACGCCGTCGCCGACGTCTCCAGGGCAGTACCCCTCCAGGAAACCGAGGCGCTCGTAATCGCCGACGACGACGTCAAGGAAATCGACATATCAAGCGTCACCGACCGGATCGTCGTCGACGCCGTCGAGTATCCCACAGACGAGGATCCCAGGCGCTACCGCCGGTTCTCCGTGTGGGGAGACACCCTCACCCTGCTAATAGACGACTCCGTCACCGCGGACGAGGACGTCAATATGTACTATTCCAAGAAGCACACCCTGGACGGTGACGGTTCAACCCTACCCGTCTACATCGAGGATCTCGTGGCCACAGGCGCCGCCGCCTACGCTACCCGTGAGTGGGCCGCCTATGCCATCAACCAGGCCAACATCGGCGGCGAGGACGTACCCAAACAGTTCCTCACCTGGGCCAACGAGAGACTGGACTATTACCGCAAGGAGCTGAAGCGCCAGAG